CCATCCACATGGCGCGGCGTGTTTGCGCTACTTACAGCAGTCGGGATTAAGCTACACCCAGAGATGCAAGAGGCTATTCTGACCACTGGGCTGGCGCTTATCGGGCTAATCAACGTTATCCGCAGGGAGTCCAATGATACAAAACCTACTGCAAATCCTGCGCCTGTGGTTGGAGATCAAGGCTAAACGGGCATCATGGGAGCTAGAGCGTGACATAGCCAAGTACTGCGATGATGTCGAAACTCAGATCCTTGAGGCTAGGGCCAATGGCCGTGATGCTTTGGCTGACCGGCTGCGCTACCAATTCACACGTTCCAGTAAGATACTTATATCCACCCAGCAAGGAGATACTTGAGCTTCAGGCCGGTCAGACGTACACTGCCGAGGTGGCACAGAAATGGCATTCAGACTCCCGATACCAGCAACTTGAACTGGAGTTGATTGATGCCACTTCTGTCGCCAAACAATCTCAACACAGGTAATGCAATGGAAAGCCCCGGCGAAATGCTAGACGATCTCAAAGAAATTGGCTCTGTTTTGGGCATAAACGTAGCCGCAATTGCCTTGTCTTTAAGCGAGATCGAGCAAACAGTTCGTATTCTAGGTGGCATTGCCGCAATCTTTTATACGCTGGCCAAGATATACAAGCTGCTACACAAATGATTGACGAACGGTCAGCCAAGTTCATAGCAACGCTGTCACCTGAAGTCAGGGACGCCTTTATTGCGTTCATCGTAGACGCTAAAGAACTGGTTGCTCAAAATGGACTGGACTACAAGGTCATCTGTGGAACTAGGACGTTCGAGGAACAAGCGGCGCTGTACGCCAAGGGGCGCACGGCTCCGGGGCCAAAGGTGACTAATGCCAAGCCAGGATCAAGCATGCACAACTTTGGACTCGCCATCGACTGTGGCGTGTTCAAGGGCAAAGTGTACATGGATGGCAGCACACCCGCTGACGCGAAGCTCGCTGACCTTATGCATAAGCATGCCTCCACGCTCTGCGCCAAGCACAAGCTCCGCTGGGGTGGCAACTTCAAGTCTATTTACGATGCGCCTCATTTTGAGTATGATACTCCTTATTCTCTTGCTGATCTGCGCGCTCGCAGAGAAGCCAAAAAATCTTTAATTGCCTAATCTTATGCCTAAGTCAATGAATGCAATGCTGGCCATCCTTGGTGGCCCTATGGGCGGCAAAAGCCGCTCCTGTCCCGAATGCGATTCCCCAATGGAGTCTGACGGCACTTGTTCCGAGTGCGGTTACGGCGAAGAGGAAGAGTACGAGGGAGAGGAAGAGGGCGAGGATGAAGGTCATATGGAGCGCATGGTTGAACTGCGTGACGACCTCCAGCGGGTTGTAGACAAGCTTAGTAAGCTCATTTCCTAATGGCAGAAGAACTTCAAGCTGAAGGTGACGACATGTTTATTGGCTTTGCCAGTAGGCTTGATCCTGCCAACTTGAAGCCCGGCATGTTACAGGCCAGCTTTAACACTCGCTTGCAGCGCGGCATTGCCCAACCTCGTAAAGGAACCAAGCGTCTTACGGATAATGATCTTATCAACCTGACGATGGTTGGATCGGGCCTGTACGTTGACGACGCGGGGCATGACAACATCGTGTTGGTATTCACCGACAGGATGTACTTATACAAGCCTGCTCAAGGTTCAAATCCTGAAGATTTAAGCCAAGCATTTCTATTTCCTGCCAACAGAACAATTGCCGTAGGTGGTATCTGTGATGTCGTTACAGCACTCAATAAGGTCTACATCTTTCGAGGCAAGTACGATAAAACGACATTCGCAGCCAGTGCGTCAAACCCAAGTATTGCTGCTGGAAACACAGGGACGATTACAATCACCACTGTTGGCAATCACGGGTATTCCAACAACGACGAAGTTACTATCGGGCGCACAGTTGGCAGTGACGCGCCGGGGCAGGCGGTTACTAACAACTACATCATCACGGTTACTGGCCCAACCACGTTTACGTTTCAGTACACCAACAACACGGCATCAACTTACATTGCTCAAACTGGCCAATCGGGATGGACAGCTCGACGCGGCAAACCGCCGCTAATATGGGAAGATGGGCAGGCAACACTTTCATTTGCACAGCAGAAGTTCACGATAGACGGAACTACAGTTACAGGAATTACGGAGTCTGTGCCTTGCGCTGACTTTGGGCTGTACTTCCAGAATAGGCTCATTCTCAAGTACGGCGACTACCAGATGTTGGTGAGCGACATCTTAAGTGAACAGTGCGACACGACGCTCAATAATTTCATCATCAACACTGGTGGAAATGACTCGATTGTGGGGGTGTTGCCTTGGGTGCAGGACCAGTTCTTGGTCTTTATGACTAAGAGTATTTATGTTGTGTACGTCGAGACTGACAACTTCGCTACTGATTCACCGCCGGGGGCGCAGAGCAGCACAACGGTAGTGACAACTGAAATTGGATGTCTAGCTAGACGCTCAATTGTGTCTGCTGGCCAGTTCGTCTTTTTCTTGTCTGCCAACGGTGTACACATGCTGACACCACAGCTTGATCTAAAGCTGCTAGGCAACACGCTGCCACTCAGTGAACCAATCGCAGACTTCTTTGACACAGTAAACTACGACACTGTTCAAAACTCAGTTGCGACTTACTTCAATAACCGCTTTTACATTGCCATGCCTACTGGCACGGCGACGAGGAACGATAAGATCTTAGTCTACAACACGCTTAACCAGAACTGGGAATCAATTGACTATTATCCTGCTGGGTTGTTCCAAGACAACTTTATCTTGTCTGCGTATATCAATCAGCGCAGGTTAATGATTATCACTAACTTTGCTGGATCAACTCAATATGGTGGCGTGTTTTTAACTGAAGAACAAGTTGAAGGCGACGAGTTTAACACATCTGATGTAACGCCATTATTGCCATTTAACTTATTTCCTGCATCTCTTCAGCCAAATGGCGAGCCAGTTAAGACTGAATCCACAATTGCTACTACTCAAAACTTTATTCATATTCCTGCATCTATAAAGACTAGAGAGTATGCGTTTGGTGGAACTTCTGAAAAACGGTTTAGCCGAGGAGAATTTACCTTCAATAACGTACAAAATGATTTTGTGCAGATTGATGCAACCACTTACGATCCAGACTCTACTGAAACAGTGTTAAGGTACAGTTTTAGTGGCACTACGGATGGCACGTTGCGCCCACGCATTGCAGCCCGAGGAACGTCGATTGCCTGCACTGTAAATTTCGTTGTTGGAAGACCATCCTTGAAAAGTACGGCTGTTTATGCTATAGCAGCTAATAGACCAATGATCTCGCAGGAATAACCTTATGCCAGCTCAACAAATTCAAAAGGGAACAACTTACGCAGACTTTCCAGCGGCGAACTCGCAGGTTACTGCTAACAACCTCAACGACCACGTTGATCAGGCTGTATTGTTGCCCGGTGCCATTTCAGCTCAAAACTCATCCACTCCACAAGTGGGCGATTTTGTTATCGCTGAACGTACAGGATCGCTTTTTAAATATACGCTTGAAAGTATAAGGACGTTGTTTTCTGCCGTTTTTGTGCAGCTTACAGGTGGCACCATGACTGGGCCGCTTATTCTGAATAACAGCACACCAGCAACATCCGCTACAGCAGCCAGTAAAGGCTACGTTGACTCTACAGCTGCCAGCGCAGCTGCCAGCGCAGTTGCACTTAGAGTACCGTCAGGCACAATTGTAATGTGGGGAACAACTTCTCCTCCAAGTGGGTGGATTCAATGCGGAGGACAATCTACTTCTGGTTATCCAGCTCTTGCCGCTCTGTTTGGCTCAACAGTGCCAGATCTTCGTGGTGAGTTTGTTCGTGGATTTGACAATGGAAAGGGCATTGACCCCGGACGTGGGATTCGGACTTCTCAAGGCCAGGACATCCAGCCGCACACACATTTATCCAACTGTATTGGGTTTGCAGACCCACAGATTAACTGGCAAGGGACGGGAGGTCTGGCTTACAATAACTCTAACAATACACAAACAGGAAGTGCTGGCGGCACTGAAACCCGTCCCCGCAACGTAGCCCTGATGTTTATCGTCAAAACCTAATGACAGTACAGGACTGGGAACAACTTGTAGACACGCTTTATGAACAATGCCGAAATCATCTACAGCTTCTTGGACAAGTCTCCCGAGATGACGTTGACGGATATCTCAGCTTTTATGGTGTCCATGACAGTATTTATGTGGCTCGCCGCAACGGCATCATCACGGGCATCTCGACTACACATCCGGGCGTTAGCGACTTTAATTGGAAGTGGCGCAAGCAGGATGGCCTGTGGACGATCCACATGGCATGGGCAAGTGAACCTGAAGCGGTTGCTCAAATGTTTAACCAGTTCTTTGAACGCAAATCACCAATCACGCAAGTGTGGGCATGGAGACATGATCATGCCGTTCCAGTCACCCCAAGGAAACTAGAAAGACTTTTATATGGGCTCGGGTAAAACTCAAGTTTATCAACCACCAGCAGCTCCTAACTACCAGGAGTCGATGCGGTCTATTTTGCAGGCGCAGATTGATCTTGCCCCGCAGGTGTATGCCAGTGAGGAGATCTATCAGCCTAAATATCAGGCCTTACAGGATCAGATTGCTAGGCAAGCTGCCCAGAGTCAGATTGGCATGTATCAACAGCTTCAGCCTGCGTACTCGCAGCTAGAAGAGGATTACATGAAGAGTCAGCAGGCAGCGCAATTGCGCGGCTTGCAGCAGCGTGCACCTGAATACATTCAAGCTTTTCAAGAAGCTCAAGGTGTTGGTGGCATTAACCGCGCTTTACAGCAGTATACGCAACAGAAGCTCGGCGCTTTACAGGCTGACGGGACCAACATCTCGCCCCAAGAACAACGCGCTATTGAGCAGCAGACACGCGCAGGCTACGCAACTCGCGGAACGGCACTTGGCGCACAGTCTAACCTTGCAGAGGTGCTCAACCGCTACAACGCTCGTCAGGCCCGGGAACAGCAGCTTGTTGCGCTTGGCACAGGTCTTGGTGGTTACTTCCAACAGCAGTCTGCCCCAGCACTTACGTCGTTCTACCAGCAACCTATGTACGCAGGCTCATTCGGCGGTCAGGCCGCGCAGAACGCAATGATGGGCCAACAGCAGGCTGGCCCACAGTACTTCAATCCAGAGTCACAGACTGGCATGGGCTCGATCTACGGAGCTTACAACGCGCAGATGCAGCTTGCGGCTGGCACAGCGCAGGCTAGAGCGGCAGAACGCGCAGGGCGTTATCAAATGTGGGGAGCAATGGCTGGCGGGGGCGCTCAGGCAGCGGGATCTGTTGCGGCTGCTGCGGCTGTTTGCTGGCTTGCAAGAGCTTGTTTTGGAACCGAAACAAATCGCTGGAAAGAATTTCGCTCCAACATGATAAAGCATGCTTCTCATGAGTTTATTGCTTGGTACTTAAAGAACGGCAAAAAGCTTGCAGAGAAAATTGAAAATTCAGTGCTTGCAAAGGCGGTTGGAAAACTGCTTTTAAGTGCGCTTGAATTTAAATGGACGCACTAAAAATTCGACTTGAAGGTGCCCAACGGGCATGTACTCCAAAAGAAACAATCTCCAGGATGATGCCGCACTTTCATGTGGCTGGCATTACGCGAGTTAGTGAAATAACTGGGTTGGATCGAGTTGGCATTCCAGTTGCCCAGTGTATTCGTCCAAGCGCACAGTACCTATCCGTTGACTCTGGCAAAGGGGCAACTGCTGAAGCCGCTATTTGTAGCGCAATTATGGAGGGGTTTGAGCGACACGTTGGAGAAAACTTTAATCCAGAAATTATTACAGCTCCACTGCACAAGCTTTCTAATGCGGAGTTTCGGTTTCCACTACTTGACGGCGCGGTTTACAATACGCTTGCTCCAATAAGATGGTGTGAGGCAAGGGGTATTGTTAGCCAACAGACAAAGCTTGTGCCTTATTTATCAGCGGCACTTGCAGCAAAGTTGAATTACAATTTTTTAGAGACGTGCTTTCACTCTTCTTCAAATGGATTAAGTAGCGGAAATACATTACATGAAGCTATTGCTGGCGCTTTGTACGAAATCATTGAGCGAGACCAAGTAAGGTGTGCGTTTCACACTGAAAAAACACTAAAAAAAGTTAATTTTAACTCCATAAAAAACGAGGTTTTAGGGGCGCTTATAGAAAAGTTAAAAAGCAAATCACTAATGACAGTTTTGTTTGACTGTACCGGTGATATAAAAATCCCCACCTACACAGCATACATTTACGACAGCGAACAAAACATGCAGGCATACAGAGGATATGCTACACATTTAGACCCAGAAGTTGCTCAATGCCGGGCTGTCTGTGAAGCTGTGCAATCGAGGCTGGTGTATTTGTCTGGAAGTCGCGATGACATTTACCATGAAAAGTTTACAAAATACATGGCAAGTCAAGGGGCTAAAAACCTAGAAAAAATAATTTTATGGCAGGAAAGCGTTGATAGTTCCAGACATGAAGATTGCAGTACTGACTCTTTTGAAAAAGACATACAAGTTATTTTACAAAAATTAAGTGACTCTAAAATTCCAGAACCATTAATAATTGAAATTAAACATCCATATCCATGTAGCGTTGTTAAGATTTTGATTCCAACGCTTGAAGGATACATTGGCGGCAGTGTTCAGTATGGAGGCAGGCTATGAAGAT